TGATGAACGATTAATGTATCCAACTCATCGCCACGCTCTCCTAACAATGCACGTGCTTTAGCTACGTTTGCACCTGTTAGATAGTTAGCTTCAGCTTGTCCTGAAGATGCTCCAACTGCATAATCTCCAGCATTACCACTAAGAGCTGTACCAAATAAACCATGTAATTGATAGAACAATCTTTGGCTATTTAGCTTGTTGATCGCATCTGCAAGTTGATTGCGGATTGCGTTCATTGGATCTTCTCCAGCAGCTAAAGTTGCTAGATCATCAACCGCATAAGCAAAGCCTCTGTGGATGATTGATGCAATCTGTGTTGCAGATCCAATTTTCTGTGGTGTTAAATAACCAGCAGTTGATGTTCCCCAACCAGCCGCACCAGTCATCACCTCTTCAGTAGGTGAAACAGGATTGAACTCAGGAACTTGAATACGTGTACCACCTTCCTTAGCATCAAGGAAAGCACTACGAACTACAGCTCCACTCTTAACGAATAAACTGCGCTCTTTTATTGCCTCTTGCACATAGCGAGACAAATTATTTCTTTTTACGATGTCCGCTAAAAGGACACCGCCAGTATAATTCTGAAACGGAGCAGCCATTTCAAATAAAGGGGATTAAATTTGCGGAATCCAAGTCACGGACTCGGTTGTTAGTCTCACCGAAACTAACTAGGAGGCTCCTGCTTCTCTTTTCAGCACGGCTGCAAGTTCAGGATCGGAACCTTCCAAGGTCATTTGCCTTGTTATGTTTATACTACCTTCTTTCCAGGGATTAGTCATGCCTGGAGAGACATTTGATGTAGGAGAAGGTTTAGCACCCATGCCAGCAGCAGAGCTAGCTTTGAAGTGATGTTCCCATCCACTACCAGGATTTTTTAAGTTCCCTATGTAATTATTTAGGTCTTGTTCAACACCTCCATTTAAAACAACAACGTCACCATTATCGTTTCTCTTAAGTCTATCTTGAAGCAAAGATAACATTTGTTCAGCATTTACAGCACCAGAATTACTAATGGCTGAAAGTGCCGAAGTTTTAATGTTTGCAGTCTCATTAGAAGACTTTAATTGCTTTAATTCCTCCCTTAAAGTAACTATTTCTTGGTCTTTTGTCTGGGCTGTTTTATTAGCCTCTTCCCATAGGTCTTTCCACTGCCCTTGGTCTTCAAGCTCTTTTTTCTTTTTGTCATCTGCTTTTTTATAGACATCATCTAGTTTGGTTTTGATGCCTTGGAATTTTTCATCGCTTTCTGCAACTTTAGCTTTTAATGCAGAAATTTGGTTCTCGTACTCAGCCTTAACACTGTCAAGGTTAGGTGCTTGTGGAGCTGGAGTCTCAGCCACGGGCTGTTCAGCAGGAGTCACGGACTCAGGCTGAATTACTCTTTCTTCAACCATAATTATTCAGAAAGTTTAGATTCGGTTTTTGAAGCTTTTGTCTTTGCTTTTGGAGCAGGAGCTTCTTCTTTAGCAACAGGTGCAGGTTTAACAGCACAATTATCAGCCGCAAGTGCAGCTTCTAACTCCTCTGCTGTCGTACCATTGTCCATATTTATGGAAGGCATAGTAAGAAATCAGTACTTAGCTATTATTCTAATGTATTATCTAACTTCGGTCTCGTTTGCAGTAGGGAGAACTTCACCTTGTACCAAAATATCCCTAAATTCTTCCCTATCTATGACTTTTTGATCAAATAAGGAAGTCAAAGCTGTTATATCTTGTCCAATTAGCCTCTCAATATCAAAATCACGACTAATTTTGACTTCAGGTGGCTCAATCCCTAAATAATCAGCCGATAAATTAAATACCTTCTGTAACTTCTGCTCCAACTCAAGAGAAACCATAGAAAGCATTGAATTTGTATCAACACGATCTAAACGCCTCGCATCTGCTGATTCTGCTACAAATTTTTGCTGTGATAGTGTACTAATTCCTAAAGTAGCCATCTGAAGCTGCAATTCCTGTATCTCACTAGTTTGTGCCTCAAATGCACTACTTGCTGGCTCGACATAATACACCTTATTTCCAGGTTGAGTAGCCATAGCGTAATTGACGCTAATAGTGGTGTCCTTTGTCTGATCATCCCAACCCTCTAAAACCAACATTGGCTGAGATGCAACATGCAAACTATGGATTAAGTCAGCTTGACGCTGAAAATGTGCCAAATTTAAATAAGCAATATCCAATAACGGTGGCTTACTTGCCAAAGTATCAGTCTTACCTGAATAAACACTAACTAAAGGCACTTCACCTAATGAAAATGCACCAGAATCAACTAATTCATAGTCCTTTTCATTGTCTGGTCCATCAAAATTACCTGAATAACTATTATCTTCCAAATTAATCAGATCTTTTTTAGGTGAAACCTTCCTATAAACACGATATTTCCCTGGCTCAATCACCCTAACTTGATCAAATACCTGTTCACCAAATTCTCCTGACGGTACAACAGCTTTTTCAGCAATTCTCACCTGTATCAATCTGCCATAATTGACTTCTCGATCTAATCTCCATCCATAAATATTAGTAGGATCAATCTCTATCCAATATGGTCTTCTATTTTGCGCTCTTTCTTCTGCCAGAGTTAATGCCCCTGTTGGTGCAGGATAATCAACTAAAATATGACTCTGACCATAGGTCAAAGAACAAATAAGTACCCTTCTCGCATATTCATCTAAATCCGATCCACATCCATCAACATCTTTAGCAAATACATCAGTCCAATATGAGTCACCTATCAAAGTAATAGGTTTTCTCATAATTAAACCTGTTGCTGCTCTAATTAATCGCTGCGTATATGGTGAAAATACTGCCCGATTTACCCTAGATAAATAAGCTTCGTAGTCCTCCCGTGGCTCAAGAGGAAGAAAAGCTTCCGAATTATCTCTTAAATACTCAGTTCCATTTGTAACGGCCTTCATAATTTCCCACCCCTTTACCATGTCCATCACCGCACGGGTGCGAGTAAATGGACTATCAGAACCACCTACACTGGTAGAACTTGTAATACTGGTACGAATTGGGCCAGGAACGGAGTACGTCACGGTTCTTTCCTTTTAGTAATTAGCCCTAAATTAAGCAGCAGAGGTAATTGCTCCATTTGTTTGGAAACCTACGCTTATTGTTTCTAAGTCACCGATGGATGCTGTTACATCCATACTTGTTATTAATCCACTAAAACTCACCTTCTTAGCACCCGAGGTGTCTAAAAACAACTCAAATTGAGCATCTCCAGCATCTTCAGTTGTTAAAACATCAGAAAGTAAGTTCGCAGTTTCATTACTTGACGCTGCTGTATATAAGAAATCAACAGAGCCAGTACCCGAAATTAAAGAACCAACGTAACTACGTGATGTTGCTCCATGAGCAGTGCAATCTAAAACATCTTTAGATACACTAAGGCTCCAGTTTGTTGTAGAAACAACTGCTTCTGTTGTTCCTGACGAATTTTTAAACTTTACGGAGCCTTCTTCGCCACGGTAGAAAGCCATGATTTGACACAGAAAATAGGATTATAAAGATAGTTTAACTGTTAGTTTCCTTTTTTACAGTTTTTCCTTGCGTTTTTTGATCTAAGTACTGCTGACAACGTGGGTCCCATAGAGCAGGATTTCTTTTTCCCTTTACAGCTTCAATAGCATCTAATTGTGCTTCAGTAAGTGACATGGTTACTTGCTCTTAGACTTGGTTTTCTTAGTAGAAGCTTTTTTAGACTTCTTACTTCCCCGTACTTTAGCTAAATATCCTTCACATCTCTTTGTTCCAGCAGATTTTTTCATTTTACCTAGTAAATTCTGTAACCAGTCTGCCCTAAAGTCTCAGGTTTTGCCAAATTGAACTGTTGGAGGCATAAGTAACCAAAAGCATCAAAAGCATGATCAACGCCAAGGTTTTTATTAGGTAGCCCTGTGTTGGGAGCATACGTTAATGTCCTCAATGATTTAATTAGTTCCTTACAACGTGGATGAATAAAAGTGCGACATGTCCCAGTTGCATCTAGTAATGCTGTGTTGACGCAGGTTACCTTGTCCCGTATCTTCCAGGGCGCACGAGGAGTCGATACGTTGAAACCGCTTCTGCGTAAGATACTGTGATCTGTTGCTCCAACACCTGAAGTTTTCCTGGCTCCGCCCGTGGGGTCGGGGCAAGCAATAATCCTCCTGTCTATACCATATCTACGTTGAACTTCCTCGGCAAAATCCCATGTTGTTGCTCCACCTGTAAGCATTATTTCATCAAAAACGTATAATTTATCGTCTTTTTTAACGGCGCAGATACCACTCATGGGGTCCACGTTAAAGTCAACGCCTAAAAGTACAGGCATTATGGATATGTCCTCTGCTTCAGTGGAGATATTATTGTCCGTGAAAGAAACTGCGACAAGCCCCGTGAGATTCTCGAAACTTGCTTCAAATTCTTGACGGAATGTGCGTTCGTCTAGTTGGGCACGAGCAGCTTGAACTTCTTCTGCTGGTACATTTCCCCCTTCGATTGTGGTGAAACTCCAGCGATTCCATTCTTTTGTCGGATCATCTGGGACGTAGCACCATAAATCGTAGAACCAACTAGCCGTGCCGTCAGGGGTGCTTATGAATAAAGCCCATCCTTGTTTGTCGGCTAAGGCGGGGCGGATTACCTCGAACCAGACTTCGGAATCCATGAAGGCGGCTTCATCTAGGACGACACCTGCAAGACTTCGACCACGGAGAGCCATTGCGTTTTCGGTTCCTTTTAGCTCGATCATCGAATCGTTAATTAGTTCGATCTTGAGATCGGTTTCATTTTTAGATTTAACCCATTCCTTTGGGACTAACTTTTTAATTTCTTTCCAGGCAATGTCTTTTGCCATTCGGTAGGTTGGGGCGCAGTAGAAATAGGTTTCGCCTGGTCGTGCGATGGCTGCTTTTAATAATTCGATACAAGAAAGATATGATTTCCCGAATCTTCGACCTGCGACAAGAACACGGAAACGCTTTTTACTGTTGAATACTTCTCCCTGCGCCCATCTGAGAGATAAAGGTTTTGTTTTTACTGCCATGTAATACAGAATAGCTGGTTTTTATACCCTTACCCCCTGTTTTTATCGACTATTTATCAGATTGCAGGTTATTATCTTTTTAGTACTACGTTTTATGCCCGTGGCTGAGGCGATTTTAGGTGGATTTGATGATTCCTTCGCTCCAAGAGAGGAGAAGGGTAGAGTTTTAAAAGGTAGATCTCATGCGGCCGTTATAAGAGCTAGGAGGCAGAGACTTTACAGGAGGCAGTTGGAAGGACTGACTGTGAGGCAGTTGGTTTTGGATCATGCTTCTAAGGAGAGTGTTTGTGAGAAAACTGCTTGGAGTGATTGGAAGGAGGTTAATACTTGGAATGAGGAAGATTGGCAGAAGGATCGGGACAATATGCTTTCCAGGTTGCAGAGTATGAGAGTGCAGTTGTTTAATAAGGCTGTGAGGAAGGGGCAGCTTCAGACTGCGGCTCAGATATTGGATTCTTTGGGGAAAGTTATTGGGGAAAGTGTAGAGACTGTGCATATCAACGCTCCAGAATTGGCTATTCGGGTTGAAACAAAGGATGAGGAATGAGGTGGCTGCTGGATAGGGTGGGTAGTTTGTTTGTATATAGATCACCTAAACACCTATCAGGGTATTACAGATTCTTACAACCTCTCCCCTCCCGTAAACTGAGAAAGCTTGCAGGAACTAGGTCTCATCTTTCTAAGAAGAAATTAATTGATATTATATTGACAGACATGGATCACTAGTGTAGTATATAGGTGTAGTACATAAGAGGTTATTTCTGGGTTAATCAGTAGGTTCAGGGGTAATTAATATATCCTCCAAAATTCTCGAATCCTTCCCCTCCAAAATTTAAAAAAAAAAAAAAAAATCACAAAAAAAAAATTGACAAAAAAAAATCTCCCCTTTCGGGGAGAATTTCAAAATTTTAATTTTTGAAAATTGGTGGAAGTGTTACGGGTTTTTGCATGACTTGAATAGAATTTTCACGTACAAATTTAATAAATTTGGTGATATCTTCAAGTAACAAATGTACCTCTTTTTTGGTGATTTTGTAGCGTGCCTGGATATCATTTGAATAATGATTCAGCGACATTGGGTACACCATTTTGTGAGCATTGATTAGCTCATTTTGTAACATTTGATTTTCTTCTTGTAACAAAAGATACGCCTCGAGAATTTCGGCTTTTTTGTTTTTGGAAGTGATAGTCATTAGTACAAATGTACTACAGGGATAAATTTGGTCGTCCTGTAGCTCATACCTAATATAGTCTATTTTGTGCTACATTGGTAGAAATGTCAGCAAATCAAAACAATAAGTTTTATTACTTAATGTAACAAATTATTACTAAAAATAAGAATTTTAAAAAATTTACAGTAATTATTGATTATTCCTAATTTTTCCTGTTAATTCCAGTAATAACCGCAATGAATGAGAGAAATTAAAGGAATATCGAGAGTAAGGAAGGAAAAAGAACCAAAGCGCTCCAATTAGGCAATGAAAGGCAACTTAAAGCCGATTAAAGCCTAATTAAAGCAATGAAAGGAAAAAAGGCAGTGTCTAGACTGCCTAAATTTCATTTAAGAAAATAATGAGATTCAATCTCAAAAAATTCCCCTAATTCCATATCACGCCATACAGATTCAAAATCAATATGGCCTTTCAAGTCATCAGGAACACTAGAAAGAGTCCCTAAATCATCGTGATAACACTCTGCAAAGTCTGATCCTGAGTCATACTCACCAAAGTAAACAAGATCTAGATAAAAGTCTGAATCTTGAACTCCTCCAAAATGGTCATTGATAGCATTGATTAAATCACCATTTAGTGAGGGTTTATCGTCTTGAATAGTTTTAATCAATTCTAAGAAGTCAAAAACTTCCTTGGCTGATAAATACTCACTATAAATAGAAGAAATAAAACCTTCATAATCAGTGAAAAAAATCTCTTCAGAATCACAAACTGGAGAAGTGGAAGTAATAAACTTTAAGCAATCACTCCACTTGTTTTCAAACTCTTCGAAATCTGAAGAGTCTTCAAACATTGAGGATATATCACACCATAAGAAGTGATGATAGCCTTGATTGTAAGCACTTAAACACTGAAAACATAAAGAAACTTCTTTAGTTTCATTTGTAAAATACTTTGGCTTGCTTAGTGTTTGAACCATTTAAAAAACTCCTAATTTTTTTGTGGTCAAGTCTTGGTTGACTTATGTACTACATTAGACTAAATTTTTGAATAAGTCAACCAATTTAAAAAATTTATGATCTAACTTGTATCGGCATGATCAAAAACTCTAATTTTGGTCGATCATCTATCTCAAGATGTTCAAACTCATTTAATTCAGTTTTTGCCATAACCATGAAAGGTGTTGTTGAATGGTTTCCATTAAAAGTCATCACATTAGTTGACGAATAAGTGGCTACCATTTGAGAGATTAATTTCATGTATT